CAATGGTTGATGCGTTTACTGACCTTGCTATTCCATCCTTATTTGTAGATACCACCGTAAAATTAGATGCGAACCATCCAGTTGCTACGGATAACGTAGCACTGGGTAACACTGCCTTAGATAGCAATAGCTCTGGAGATCAAAACACGGCTATTGGTGCTAACTCTCTGACGGCACTTACTGCAACGAACAATAATACTGGCGTTGGGTATAACACCCTTGCAGCAACTACTGGCGCAAAAAATGTTGCGGTGGGTTCTACTGCGATGGCAGTTAACGTCAATGGGTCTAATGCAGTAGCGGTGGGATTTGGTGCGCTAGATGCTCAAGCGCCTGCCACAGCGACAGATACCTATAACGTAGCAGTGGGCTATGATGCAGGTGGGGCAGTTACTACGGGAGTCCGTAACACCTTAGTCGGAGGTCTCGCAGGTGACGCAATAACAAGCGGGGATAACAACATAGCGATAGGCTATGCCGCGATGACTGCGAATACACTTGCCGATAGAAATGTTGCTATCGGTAACGAGGCGTTAGAAGCCTTTAACATCACAACAAGCACTGATTCGTACAACGTAGCCGTTGGCTTTCAAGCAGGGCATGCAATTACTACGGGAATCCGAAACACGCTTATCGGCGGTCTTGCTGGTGATGCTTTAACCGACGCAGATAAAAATGTGGCGATAGGTTATTTAGCTTTATCGGGAGATACGTTAGGCAGTACTTCTGTAGCTGTCGGTATGGGGACTCTGCAAAACCAAAACTTTACTACAGCAACAAACAGTTTTAACACTGCTCTTGGGCATGAAGCGGGTAATGACATCACCTTTGGCACAGTTAACACGCTCATCGGCGGTCTTGCTGGCGATGCTTTAACCGAGGGCAACAATAATGTAGCAGTCGGTTACGCCGCACTCGGTAGTGATACTAAAGGTGATCGCAACATATCTATTGGTTCAGGATCTTTAGCCACACAAAACTTCACTACAAGCACCGATGCTTACAATGTTGCTATAGGTCATGATGCAGGGAATCAGATCACCACTGGCGGGTTTAACAATCTTATCGGTGGATTAGCTGGTGATGCACTTACCTCGGGGAACTCTAATGTAGCCATAGGCTATGCTTCATTAAGTACCGATACACTAGGTGATAGGAATGTAGCGATTGGTCATATAGCTCTTAACGCACAAAATTTTACTACGAGCACTGATTCGTACAATGTTGGTGTTGGCTATCAAGCAGGTGCGTCACTCACCACTGGATTTAGAAACACTTTAATTGGAAGCTTAGTAGGCGATTCTTTAACCGACGCTGATAACAATGTCGCTCTTGGATATTCGGCCTTAGGATCAGATACGTTAGGATCTGGTGCCGTAGCGATTGGGGCTGGCGCTTTAAATACGCAAAATTTCACCACTGCTACCACTAATTATAACGTGGGAGTTGGGCTAGATGCGGGTAAGTCAATTACTACGGGCAAGGAGCACACACTCATTGGGGGGCTTTGTGGCGACGCTTTAACATCTGGTGATCGTAGTGTGGCAATTGGAACCAACGCTCTTTCTGCTGACACACAAGGCAGTAGAAATGTCGCTGTTGGCTATGATTCGTTAAAAACACAAAACTTTACGACAGGCACTAACGCCTACAATGTCGGCGTGGGCTACAACACAGGTGGTTCAATCACCACGGGAATCCACAATTCTATTTTAGGTGGAGAAACAGGTAGCTCACTGACTACCGGTGAAAGCAATACTGCATTCGGTTATCAGTCGCTCAGAGATGACACGCTTGGAAGTTTTTCTGTTGCTATAGGCGATAGAGCACTTAAATTTCAAAACTTCACCACGGCCACGAGTTCTTACAATGTTGCTGTTGGGTCTTCAGCGGGCCTGAACATTACCACGGGAACTAACAACACTCTTGTGGGTGGCCTAGCTGGCGATGCTCTGACCACGGCGACTGACAATGTTGCTGTGGGCAGGAATGCCTTGAGTGCAGACACAAAAGGTACGTTCACTGTTGCGGTTGGGACAAATGCCCTCGCCAGCCAAAATCAAACGACTGCGACTACTACTTACAACGTCGCTGTTGGCTTAAACGCAGGGACGAGTGTCACCACGGGAATTCAGAATACCCTCGTCGGAGGTCTTTGTGGAGACGCTATAACTGCTGGAGAAACCAATGTGGCGGTTGGTTATGGTGCCCTCAGTGAAAACACGCTTTCATCCCGAAACGTAGCTATAGGTAATCTTGCGCTTCTAAACCATAACACCACGGCTGGTAACGGTTATAACACGGCAATGGGCTATAATGCCGGACAAGCAATAACTGACGGAACAAACAATACTATAATTGGTGGCCTCGCTGGCGATGCCATGACTAATTCAAGGTTTAACACTGTAGTCGGCACAAGCGCATTAAGCGCGTCATGCGGAGATAGTAACACCGCTATTGGATACGCAGCACTCACTGTCTGCACTGGTCAGACAAATATAGGCGTAGGCACCAACGCTGGTGACAGTTTGACAAGCGGTAGTAATAATATACTCATCGGAGTCAATTCCGATGCAACGTCGAACACCGGTTCTAACGCTATTGTGCTGGGAACTAATATAACAGCAGATTCAAATAATTTTTCTTTTGGCAAAGCCAGTAATGTTGTCACAAATGATTTTGACACTGACGCTAACTGGTCGAGATCCTCTGACCAAAGACTGAAAAAGAACATAGCTAATTCCACGTTAGGGTTGTCGTTTATCAACGCTTTGCGCCCCGTGAAATACAACTGGAAGCCCAGTAACGAACTTGACTCTTCAGATTCCCAGTTAGCGCACCTTTACAAAGAAAACGCCGAAGACAATGAAATGAACACGGAAGCGACGATGTATAATTTCATCGCGCAAGAAGTGAAAGCTGCGTTAGATGCAGCAGGCGTTTCGGATTTTAGCGGCTGGAGTGAGGATCAGTGGGGAGTGCAACAAGTATCTCGCGAAATGTTCATCATGCCGTTAGTCAAAGCAGTTCAAGAATTAACGGCTCGTATTGAGGCCCTAGAATCATAGGAGGACGAAATGTCTGAAGAGGCAAGAACTGACGAAGAAAAAGCACAGATGTATCAAGCCATGTTAGATGGCGCGAATGTCATCACTAGTGTGCTGGATGCAAACAACGAATATGGCAATGACTTGACCAATGCTGAGAAGCAGGAGCGTGTACTGCGTAGTGCTGGTTATTTAGAATACGGCAAGGCACTAGGCGATTGGGGATCAGAAGACTTCAGCGCCATAGATTCTGCTGTAGCAGCCGCAAAAGCATATACACCATAAGGAAAAACAAAACGTGCAAATCAACCTAGAAGAAAACGAGATTAACGCAATCCTAGCAATTCTTGGCGACATGCCTAGCAAAAGCGGGACTTGGCCTTTGATGATGAAAATTAAAGTGCAAGCTGATGCTCAGTTGGTTGAACCTGAAGAAGAGCCAGAAGAAGGCGAGGAAGAGGCTGCTGTTGAAGCTATAAATGGCTGAGATTCAGTTTCAGATGCATCCGCTGCCGTCAGTATTTCTGATGGAGTTGGACATTCCGACAGAGTTTGTTGAATCGTGTAATGACTACCTTGATGAGCTAGTTACGCAAGACGATAAGGTTAGCGCAGCGCATACGCTGGTAGGTCAGATTAAGACAGGCGAGCAGCTTGTTATGGATCACGAAGATCCAAGGCTGCAACCGTTTTCTAGGTTCTTGTGCGAGATGGGCGTCACATACATCAACCAGTTCATGGCCCAATCTGGTCAGTTGCTGGACGGCAACAGAAACGTCGAGATGGATGAGCTTTGGTCTGTGCATAGTTACGAGGGTGATTACAATCCGATCCATGATCACGGCACAAAGACGATCATGGGAATTAGCTGTACGACATGGACTAAGGTGCCACCGCAGATCGTTCAGGGGCCAAGGCCGGGATCGCAAGAGTACGGGCTGTATAACGCCTCTGGTGAGTCAGATGGTTGTCTCTGCTTCAACTACGGGCAAAGCAGCACATGGGATAGAGAGCGGCTCAAGCCTACGCAGAATGTTGTAGTCAGGCCGCAGGTGGGACGGTTATATATGTTTCCGAGTTGGATGCAGCATATGGTGTATCCGTTTCAGGGGGAAGGCGAGCGAAGGACGGTAGCCGCCAACATCAACTGTTTTCCTGTAGAGGGTGAGCAAGATGGACATAAACATTAATGAAACAGCGCAGATCAGTTGGAAACAAGTTGCTGTACAAAAGCAGGAGCGTTTGAGAACAGGCGCTGAAGGCGAAACTGTGCGCGAGGCGGTAGAAACAATCATACCGACGATCTATACCAAAGAAGGCAACAAGATAGAGGCGCAACCATTAGCGCCTACTCAACGAGTGAATGTATCGGTATGAGTGACGCAGGTGAAAAAGCATTGAACGAAGTCCACGCCCATGAGCGAGAGTGTGCCTTGCGTTACCAGCGTATCGAAGAGCGCCTTGCAGAGGGTTCTGCAAAATTTAAACATCTAGAGCATTTAATTTACGGACTGTACGCATTGATTGCAGCGGCTGCGTTGCCTCAGTTTTTCATGGGGTAAGCTGTCATCCTGATAGAATCCGTCGCAGCAGCCGGCCTCATTCTGAAACAAATATCAGAGACGGTGGCCGCAGTGAACGAGGGCCGAGCCTCCTTGGAAACGGCCATGGGTCTCATCGCAGATTTCGGATCTGGGCTTAACGAATTTCAAGCCTCTCGATCAAGTGGCTTCAGACCCCTGTCAAATGGCGATATCCTCAAGCTCTCTATGCTGCGTAGGTCGCAGGAGCGATACGAGACCGATTTACGAAATATAATGCTCGTCATGGATTCTCGCTTGCTCGAGCAATATGACCAGATGGTCGCCGAAAATAGGCGAAAGCATAGGGAGCACCAAGCACTCATGGCGAAAAAAAAGAGGCAAAGAGAGAAACTGCAGCAGCAGATCGCTGTCGGCCTGCTCACTCTGATTATCGGCGGGGCCATTTGTATAGGCTTGTTCGCCTTGGTGATTAAGGCTTTTGGGTGAGTCTTTTGGAAAAAATTCTTTGGACACTCCTAATCAGCGGTATAGCAGGGCCGACGTTTTTGTTTGCCGCCAGTTACTGGCTGAACATGCCATGATCATGGCTTTCTTGCTTGTTGTCGTCGTAGACAACGCGCCCCTCGATGAACGATTTTTTTTCCGCATGGTCGATCGCTGCAATTTCTTTGCTCATATGATCGAATCGGGGCAGTATAAAATGGTGCAAAACAATAGATTATCATCACAAGAAAACGTCACTGCGTACTGCATACCAAAATATGCGCCGCCTAACACGAGGTTTTGGGACTGAACATGGCAGCGAAGAAGCTGGAGCCAAACTCTGAATTTGCGCAATACGATTCGAACAACGATGGAGTCGTAGACGATGACGAGTTGGAAACCAGTCAGCATTTGCAGGAACTGCGTTTGCAGCAGGATAAAGCAAATGCGCAAAGAGGAATGGCATGGTTTGCGCTGTGGGGCATGTTATTGTACCCGACATTGATCGTCATCTGCACGTTTGTCGGCTTGGATCAAGCAGCAGCTATACTTGGAGATATTGCCAGCGTCTATTTTGTGGCGATCGCTGGTTTGGTGGCAGCGTTTTTTGGCGCGAGCGCATGGGTAACAAGAGGAAACGGTAAATGAGTTTAGTAGGACAACTAATCGGCCCAGTTACAGGGCTGCTAGATAAATTTATCGAAGACAAAGACCAGAAAAACCTCCTTGCTCATGAAATCTCTACGCTGGCTGACAAACAAGCCGCCGAAAATGCGCTTGCGCAAATCGAAGTGAACAAGATCGAAGCCAAAGGTAATTGGTTCCAAAGCTCGTGGCGCCCGCTTGTAGGCTGGGTTTGTGCCATCGCTTTTGCATGGCATTTTGTCATACAAAGCCTATTGGTTTTCGCCTTTTCTTATGCTGGTGCAGAAGTTCCTGATTTACCGGAGTTCGATATGTCAGCCTTGCTGACTGTCCTCGGTGGTCTCTTAGGGCTTGGCTCGCTGCGCACGTTTGAGAAAACAAGAGGCATCAACAAGTGATGAGAGTGACGAGCGGAGAGGGCATATCGCTCATCAAGAAGTTTGAAGGCTGCGAGCTGGAGGCGTATCAATGCTCTGCCGACGTATGGACAATCGGCTACGGCCACACATCTGGTGTCTCAGAAGGCGACACTTGCACCGCCGAAGAAGCTGAGTCGATGCTTGCCAAAGACCTGCAAGAATTCGAAGGGTATGTGAACGATCTCGTCAATGTGGATCTGACACAAAATCAGTTCGATGCTCTTGTGGCTTGGACATACAACCTGGGCCCCGGCGCACTCAAAGAATCTACCCTGCTTCGCAAGCTGAATGAAGGTGACTACAAAGACGCACCGTACCAAATTAAACGCTGGAATCGAGCAGGCGGTAAAGTCTTAGATGGACTAGTGCGTCGCCGAGAAGCGGAATCTTTATTATTTCAAGGTGCAGCCTGGGAACATGTCTGAGGCCTCTTTCAAAGACTTTGATATACTCAGTAACGCTGATCAAGCAGAGGCCTTAGCTCTCCTTCAAAAATACGACCAATTAGAAAAACAAGAAAGTTGTCAGGCAGACTTCCTTGCATTCGTCAAAAGCCAGTGGCCTGACTTTGTTCAGGGCCGACACCACAAGATAATCGGACAAAAATTCAACGATATTGCACGAGGGAAACTGAAGCGTCTCATCGTTTGTTTGCCACCCAGGCACACAAAATCTGAGTTTGCGAGCACTTTTTTCCCGGCATGGATGATGGGACTCCGATCGAATCTGAAAATCATACAAACTACTCACACTGCAGAGCTTGCGGTGCGTTTCGGACGCAGGGTTAGGAACATAATCGATTCCTCTGAGTATCAAGAAGTGTTCCCGGACTTGAAGCTTGAGGCTGATAATAAAAGCGCCGGCCGCTGGACGACAAACGGTGGGGGTGAAAGTTTCTATGCAGGAGTTGGCGGGGCTATCACCGGTCGAGGTGCAGACCTGCTCATAATTGATGACCCGGTGTCTGAGCAAGACGCTTTAAGCCCGACTGCTATGGATGGTGTTTATGAGTGGTACACCTCTGGCCCTCGTCAAAGATTGCAGCCGGGAGGCATCATCGTAATCGTGATGACTCGTTGGTCGACCAAAGATCTTGTAGGCAAGGTGCTGAAAAAGCAGGGCGATGAGCATGCGGACCAGTGGGACGTGATCGAATTTCCAGCGATAATGCCGGAGTCGAATACGCCGCTTTGGCCTGAGTTTTGGAAAAAAGAGGAGTTGCTTTCAGTCAAAGCCTCTTTGCCCGTTTCAAAATGGAACGCGCAGTGGATGCAAAACCCAACTGCAGAAGAAGGGTCCATCGTGAAGCGCGAATGGTGGAGACACTGGGAGCGGGAAGATGTGCCAGCTTATTCCTACGTAATCCAATCTTATGACACAGCATTTTCGAAAAAAGAAACTGCGGACTACAGTGCAATCACAACCTGGGCAGTTTTTCAGCACAATGATATCGAGCAAATAATTCTCTTAGACGCAAAGCGCGTGCGTTTGGACTTTCCAGAACTCAAAAGGCTAGCATGGGAGGAGTACAAATATTGGGAGCCAGACTGCGTTCTGATAGAGGCAAAGGCCAGTGGGACGCCATTGACGCAGGAATTACGCCGGATGGGGATCCCAGTCACTGCATATACACCGTCTCGCGGGCAAGATAAGATCGCTCGAATGAATAGCGTCGCACCGATATTCGAAAGTGGTATGGTCTGGGCGCCTGAAGCTCCGTTTGCAGAAGAAGTAATCGAAGAAATGGCTAGTTTCCCTTACGGGGACCATGACGATTATTGCGACTCGGCAACGATGGCGCTCATGAGATTTCGGCAAGGTGGTTTTTTGAACCTTGAAGGCGACTACGTAGAAGAAATCACACCGCTTCGCAGGGATAGGAAGGTTTATTACTGATGATCGAACGAAGAGACCAGCAGGCAGGCACTGCAGAAGACCCGGATATTGTAAACTTAGGCAACCAAGTAGAAATTATCCCTGAGCCCTCCAGGTCAGACCAAATACGCGAAGCTGCTCAAATATTGGTCGTCGAAGAAGACCTCTTACTAGACGAAGACGAGGAAGCTTTACCGGTCGAAGCCGGAGACTTCAATGAGAATCTTGCAGAAAAATTAGACCGGGGCGAGCTCGGCTCCCTGGCAAGCGACGTGCTTGCGTCCATAAAATCAGATAAAGACAGTCGCAGTGAATGGGAAAAAACATACACCGACGGTTTGAAATATCTGGGTATGAAGTTTGATGAATCGAGGTCCAATCCTTTCCAGGGCTCTACAGGTGTCATTCACCCGATTTTGGCCGAAGCGGTTACGCAGTTCCAGGCTCAAGCGTACAAGGAAATGCTGCCACCTAGAGGCCCGGTGAAGACGGAGATAGTTGGGGCTCGCACGCCAGAAACCGAGATGCAAGCGGAAAGGGTTCAGGAGTTCATGAATTACTATGTCATGAACGTCATGCCTGAGTTTGACCCTGAGCTCGATATGCTGCTTTTTTATCTTCCCTTGGCCGGCTCAGCCTTCAAAAAAATATATTTCGATGCGGCCTTGAACCGAGCAATGAGCAAATTTGTAGAGCCGCAGGATTTAATCGTGCCTTATGAGGCGACTGATCTTTTCAGTGCAGAAAGAGTAACTCACGTCCTTTCGATGTCGAAAAACGAAATACGAAAGCAACAACTAGTAGGGTTTTACGCTGACATTGAGCTCAAAGGAGCCTCTTATCACGTCTCGCGAGATGAGATAGAGGAAGAGATTGATGAAATCGAAGGCCAAAGCCCGGGGTATCAAGAGGATCGTGACAGAACAGTCTATGAGATCCACACAATTTTGGATTTGCCCGGTTATGAGGACACAGGTGCAGACGGCCAGCCGACCGGTCTGAAGTTGCCCTACATCGTGACAATAGACGAACCAAGTCAGCAAGTTTTGGCGATACGCAGAAACTATTTAGAGGATGATCCCCTCAAACAAAAAATTAACTACTTTGTGCAATATAAGTTTTTGCCGGGACTCGGATTCTATGGTTTAGGCCTATCTCACATGATTGGTGGTTTGGCGAAAGCAAGCACCAGTATTCTGAGGCAGTTGATTGACGCCGGGACTCTCGCCAACCTGCCTGCAGGTTTTAAAGCGAGAGGTATGCGGATCCGAGACGAAGATGACCCGCTTCAACCGGGTGAGTTTCGAGATATTGACACGACTGGCGCGTCTTTAAGGGAGAACCTTATACCCCTGCCAATTAAAGAACCTAGCAATGTGCTTATGCAGCTGCTTGGATTGTTGGTCGAATCAGGCAAACGATTTGCTTCGATTGCGGACATGAATGTTGGAGATATGAACGCCGCCATGCCCGTAGGCACGACGGTCGCGCTCTTGGAGCGGGGGACCAAGGTCATGTCGGCGATCCATAAGCGCCTGCATTATTCGCAAAAAGTAGAGTTTCAGTTGTTGGCCAAGGTCTTCGCCGATTACCTGCCACCAGTCTATCCCTATCAGACAGGTTCCGGTCCTCAGGAGGTAAAAGCGCAAGACTTTGACGGGCGAGTAGACGTTATTCCCGTCAGTGATCCAAATATTTTCAGTCAGTCTCAACGGATCACTATGGCCCAAGAGCTGCTGACGATGGTTCAGTCTAACCCAGAGATTCATGGGCCTAGCGGTATTTATGAAGCGTACCGGCGAATGTATGCGGCTCTGGGCGTGGATAACATAGACTCACTGCTGCAACCGCCGCAAGAGCCACCACCGCCGATGCCGATCGATGCGGGTTTAGAAAACAGTGGTCTGATGATGGGCCAGCCCGCCCTGGCGTTTGAGCAACAAAACCACCAGGCTCATATAGACGCGCACAGGTCGCTCTTCCTCACCGAAAATGTCAAAACTAACCCAGCTTTGCAGGGCGTGATCATTGCTCACATGATGCAACATTTGCAGTTTTTGTCTGCGCAATTGGCCCAAGAGCAGATTCCTGCAGAGGTCACTCAACAAATGACGGAAATATCCTCTGCGATGCAACAAGGCGCGATTCCGCCCGCGGAGGGTCAGGCCGTAATGTCTGAGCTGCAAATGATTGCGGAGCAGTTTTCTGCACCAATTCTGGCTCAGCTGACTCAAGAATTGTTTTTGAGTATCGGGCAGGGCTCAGAGGAGGACCCTTTAGTTGCGATACGTCAACAAGAGCTGGATCTACGAGCACAAGAGCTGCAGTCGGAGCAGAATCAGTTCGCCGCGAAAGAGCAGCAGCGCCGTAACGAGAAAACCTTGGAAGCCGAAATTGCTAAACAGCGTATAGAAACGCAAAAAGAGGTTGCCGATGATAAGCTAGACCTAGCTTTGCGGCGACTTCAACAGCAGGCTGATCTTAAAATTACAGAATTGAACGCAAAGTTCGGAGGGCAACGATGACGACTAGCTACGTCAAAGACATGCAGCAAAAGCTTAAGCAGGCGAAATACATCGCTAGAGCTGCAGAAAAAATTGCTGCAGACACGGCAGCGGTGGAAAAAGAGGCAAAAAGATTAGCAAGTATGGCTCGGATAGAGGAAAAGCTCGCGAGGATAGAGGGGAGAATTCTGGCCACTCCAGAGCTTCAGCCACCGGCTCAAGCTCAGGCTGAAAGCACTGAGACAGTTACCTCGACAAAAACACCACCCAAGAAAAAAGCAAAAGCAAAAAAAGCGCCAGCAAAAAGGAAGTAAAATGCCTTTGAAGAAAGGGAAGAGTAACAAAGTGATAGGAGCAAACATTCGCATGTTGAAAAAAGAAGGGAAGCCGCAAAAACAAGCTGTGGCGATAGCGATGAAAACAGCGAAAAGCATGAAAGACGGTGGCGCCGTACGCAGGGTGAAAAAAACCGTGAGAGGCGGAGGAGCAGCTACCAAGGGCTTGCAGTTTTATGAGATCGACTGATGGACGATATTGATCTCGCGATGAAGCTTAAGGATGTCATTGCAGATCGACGAGAGATGATTCGCGTAACGATGATGGACGGGTTGCTAAAAAGTGTGGAACATTATAAAAACTTGCAAGGTGAATTGACTGCGCTAAACTTAATTGAGTCCGAAATATCCAACCACTTCAAGGATCACAAGTTATGAGCAAAGTCACGGTTCGAGGCGCGTATGTTGACGATGCTGATCGATGGCTTAATCCAGATCTGATAGACGCATCGACGCTTGAGAGGATGCCTCAACCAACCAGCTGGCGAATGCTAGTGCTCCCATTTAAAGGCAGAGCAACCAGCAAAGGTGGAATCGTGCTCACAAAAGAAACCCTGGACCGTGAAGCTCTGGCAACCGTTGTCGCGAGGGTGCTGAAACAAGGACCATTGTGCTATAACGACAAGACCAAATACGGGGCAGAGCCTTGGTGTAAAGAGGGCGATTGGGTTTTGATTGGTAGATATTCTGGGTGTCGATTTATGCTGGAGGACGGCGAAGAGGTGCGAATAATAAATGACGACGAGGTCATTGCTACCATCCTACAACCTGACGATATTGTGAGTTTTGCATGATAGAAAAACGAGAGGCAGAAATAGAGACGGAGTCTGAAGACCTGCAGATACAGGTGATGGACGATCCTGTAGAAGAGACGGCGGCACAGACCGCTCCCGACGATGAGCTCGAAAATTACACCAAATCTGTTTCGAAGCGCATCAACAAACTCAACGCTAAAACGCGACAAGCTGAAGAACGTGCCCAACAAATGGAGCGTTTGGCGATGCAGAAAGAGCAGGAGCTCCAACAGTATCGACAAATAACGCAACAACAAGAAGTGACTGTCCTCCAAAAAGAGGAAGAAGCTTTAGTTTCGAAGCAAGCACAAGTTGACGACATATATCGAAAAGCGGTCGAGGCGGGAGATCCCGATTTGATGTCGAAGGCTGACACGTTGAAGAACGATATAGCCATCGAAAAAGAAAAATTACGTGTCGCAAAAAATAGGCAAGCCCAAACGCCGCAAGCACAAAACGTGCAACAGCAGACTTCAGAGGAGCCGCCTGCCGTACCCGTTCCTGACCCGACTCCTGAGGCCCAGTCTTGGCACAAGCAAAATCCCTGGTATGGGGACACAGAAAACGAACAAAACCTCGAGGCCACTCAATACGCGTACTTCACGCATTACAATTTGATCAACGAGGGCTACGAGCCAGACTCAGACGAATACTACGACGCTCTAGATTCTCGAGTGCGTAGAGTTTATCCTGATCTCACATCTGCGGAAGTGGATGAAGACCAAGATGCCAATCAAAGTGGAGCGCGACCCCCCGTGCAAAGAGTCGCCCCCACCACGGCAAGTGGTAGGCAAAAAACACGAGAACGGGACGGAGTGACCTTTACAAAATCGGAAGTAGCAAGGCTCCGCGGTCTCAAGCCACACAACATGACAGAGGAGCAATGGCTCGTCAGTGTGGCGAAAGAAAAAAAGAAAATCGCGGCTAGAGAGGCAAGCTAATGACAGAAAGTAAAGCAACTGCACGTTCATCGCGTGAAAGCGGAGCGCACGATAAACAGGCTCGAAAACGACAATGGCTCGAGACGCGAAAGCTTGAGGCGCCTCCACCACCACCAGGTTATACCTACAGGTGGATCAGGGAGTCCATGTTAGGCACTGAAGACCGTTCCAACGTATCCAGACGGGTCCGCGAGGGATGGGAGTTGGTGCGAGCGGAAGAGTTGCCACCCGATTGGGCGGACACTTTGCCAACAATGGACAAGGACGGCAGGCATAGCGGAGTCATTTACAACGAGGGACTTTTGCTTGCGAAAATACCTACAGAAATCGTAAGTCAACGCAACGAACATTATTCAGCGAAAACCCAGGACGCGAAAGACGCCTTGGATAACACCATGTTTAATGAAACGCGCGGTGACGCGAGATATGTCAAGTATGATCCGCAAAGGGACTCTCGAGTAACCTTTGGCAAACAATAAATGGAGACTAAAGCATGGCTAATAAAGATGCCGCGTTTGGTTTGAAACCCGCCCGCATGATGGGTGGTTCTCCGTACTCAGGTGGCCAATCTCGTTATCGAATCGCGAATAACCAGTCGGGTGCAATCTTCCAGGGCGACCTGGTCAAGCAACTGACTGCAGGCGTTATCGGTCGAGCGGCTGCTTCTAGCACGGTTCCCGTCGTTGGCGTATTCAACGGCGTTCAATACACCGATCCCACTACTGGTGAACAGGTGTTCAAAAACTTCTATCCCGGCTCAGTGGCCGCAGCAGACATCATCGCTTTTGTAATCGATGATCCTGATGTGGTTTTCGAAGTGCAGGCAGATGACACCTTCCCCGTAGCAGATTTGTTCGGCAATTTTGACATTGTAGATCAATCTACGACCGGGGACACCGCATCTGGCCGCTCGAACGTCGAGCTTGATGTGACTACTGGCGCCACGACCACGACGTTACCGCTCAAGGCCCTTGACATTAGCCAGGATCCCGATAATTCAGACGTAGCAAGCGCAAACACAAACGTGATGGTGGTGATTCAGAACCACATCATGGGTGTGAAAGGCGCTGGCTTGGCATAGGAGATTAACAGATGGCAATTTCTCGCGCACAATTAGCGAAAGAACTCGAGCCAGGCCTGAACTCCTTGTTCGGCATGAGCTACGATTCTTACGACAGAGAGTATGAAGAAATATACGCGATTGAAGACAGCCAGAGAGCCTTCGAAGAAGAGGTGCTCATAACTGGATTCGGCTCAGCTCCAGTGAAAACTGAGGGTCAGGGCGTAGTCTTCGATTCGGCTTCAGAGTCTTTTTCAGCTCGATATACCCACGATACGATATCGTTAGCTTTTGCACTTACCGAGGAGGCCGTCGAGGATAACCTCTACGACTCGTTGGGCAAGAGGTATGTAAAAGCACTGGCTCGATCGATGGCTAACACCAAGGAGGTGAAGGGAAGCGATGTGCTCAACAACGCTTTTTCCTCGAGCTTTACAGGTGGCGATGGCGTCTCGCTGATCAACACTGCCCACCCATTGGCAGGTGGTGGCACCGCAGCGAATCGTGCTACGACTATGGCGGATCTAAACGAGACCTCCTTAGAGGATTCGTTGATCGACATATCCACCTTTACGGACGATCGTGGACTGACAATCTCAGTCCAAGCAACGAAACTGGTGATTCCACCGCAGCTCGTTTTTGTCGCTGACCGCATCTTGAACTCAACTCTGCGTTCGGGAACGGCCGATAACGATATAAATGCGTTGAGGAATACGGGGGTTTTGCCACAGGGCTACACCGTGAATCATTATCTGAATGATCCCGATGCATACTTCATCTTGACCAGCGTCACAGAGGCTGGTGAGGGCCTGAAGATGTTCCAGCGTTCGCCGATGGAAACTAGCATGGAACCTGACTTTACAACAGGTAACATCAGGTATAAGGCGCGCGAACGATATTCATTCGGGTTCTCCGACTGGAGGGGCATTTACGGGTCCCAAGGGGCTTAAATGCTCTAGCGATAAGAGGGGGTTTCGGCCCCCTTTTTTTGTGCTTCTTATTACCCTACACTCAATTTGTCTATGGCAATCAGATGGTCTGATTGCTGGTTCAATGAGGAGAACTGTATGACAACTCATTTCACTTCTGGTGTGACTAACGTCGGCGTGAGCAGCACGCTAGGCAAGCTGAAGATGCCCGCTCCATCTAAATACCACACCTATCATAACGATTTTGACACTTACTTAGCGTCTGATTGGACGATAACGACGACAGAAGGTGGATCAGGAAATGCATCGGAGGCTTTGGGCGACGGCGATGGTGGGCTCCTCGTCATTACAAATGACGACGCGGACAATGACAACGATTTCTTACAATTAGTAAAAGAAGGTTTCAAGTTCGAGTCGGGCAAACAGCTAGCGTTCAGCTCACGTTTCAAGACGTCAGACGCAGACGCTTCAGACGTTGTCATGGGCTTACAGATTACCGATACGTCACCTCTTGATGTGTCAGATGGCGTGTTTTTTCTGCTTACCGACGGATCTACCACTTTGCAGTTCATAGTCGAAAAGGATGGAACGCAAAGCACGCTGAACCTACCAACGGCTATGGCGGATGACACGTTCATGACCGTAGGTTTTGTTTTTGATCCGAAAGATCAGTTGTTTCACGTTTTCCAAAATAACGCAGAAGTAGGCACGGTTGTTGCGACCAACGCTCCAGATGATGAGGACCTTACTGTGAGCTTTGGGATTCAAAATGGCGCTGCCGCGGCAAAAGTCATGACGATTGACTATGTTACCGCCATGAAAGAGCGCACCGCTGCGACTGAACTGTAGGGGGTGACTCATGGCTGACGCCGTAACGAGCCAGACAATCCAGGACGGCGAGCGAAAGGCCGTCCTAAAATTTACTAACGCGAGCGATGGCACGGGTGAGTCTGCTGTTAAAAAGGTAGATGTTTCTGCCCTTACGAATAACGCACGAGGTGAGTCCTGTAGTAGCGTAGCCATCAATCGAATATGGTGGCAGTGTACCGGGCTAAGCGTGAAGATTGAGTTTGATGCTACGTCCAACGTATTAGCAATCGGCCTGAGTGAAGACTCGAACGGATATCACGATTATTCCGCTTTTTCGGGGATACCAAACAACGCAGGCAGTGGTAAAACGGGTGATTTAGATTTCACCACGGTTGGTCATAGCAGCGGTGATACCTATATGATCATTCTCGAGCTGATCAAGTCTTACGGTTGATGGCAACTACAAAAGACGTAAAAAAAACAGAATCTGGCAGGGTCTCCTATAGGGGAGAGACTTTTGCCGGTTTCAATAAGCCGAAGAGAACGCCAGGCGAAAATAAAAAATTTGCAGTGCTGGCAAGACAAGGCAACGAAGTGAAATTAGTGCGATACGGTGATCCTAATATGCGAATCCGCACTAACGACCCTGAGCGTAACCGCAGCTTTCGCGCTAGACACAAGTGTTCAACAGCCAAGGACAAATTGACGGCGAGATATTGGTCTTGCCGCGGATGGCCGGCCAAAAATAGTAGGTAACACTCATGGCAGAGACGGACCTCGAGCAAGCTATAGCGGAGTACTCTAGCGGTGCAACCCCGTTCAGTGGGCTCCAAGATTTTTTTCTTAATCGTCCAGTATTTGATCGAGGCCCTCGACCTGATCCTGTTTTGCCGACCGTCAGAACCTTAGATTTTGCCGACTTTGATCAAGGTCAACGAGCCACTGAGCTTCAAAATTTGATTGATGAGCAAATAGCTCAACAGCAATCCGATCGACAAGCAGCGCTAGATACGTTGCGCGATACCCTCCAGGAGCAGCTTTCTACGGCAGCAGAGGCTGAAGCAGCAGAACGCTCAAATGTAGTGAGGGCGTTGGAAGAAAGATTGTCGAACGTTCGAGAGAACATTGCGGCAGAGCAGTCTGAGTTGCGAGATTTGGGAGTAGCTGAGCGCGCTGATCTTAGAGCAGAGCAACAGGCCCTGGTAGATACGCTTCAAGCAAATATCGACTCCGCTAGAGCGGATCTTCTCGAGTCTCAAGCTAGAGTGGAGGCCGCGCAAACTGGCGCGCTTGGGGATTTAGAGGCCCGGCAGACGAGCATCGTTGAAAATCTCAGAGAAAGAATCTCGGGTTTGAACGACGACCTGGGCAGTATTTCTACTGAAATTCGTTCGGAGCTTGCCGAACAAGAAGCCTCCTTGAGTGAAGAGCAGAGGAACGCTGGCAGTGAGCTGCAGAGCAAAATCAACGATTTGTCGGCAGAGCTCGAAACCGTCTCAGAAAGCGTAGGGACCGAAACTGAAAGACAGGCTGAGTTACTCCGAGGCGAAAGAGAAACCGCTCTAACTGATTTAGAGGAGAAAATCGGGTCCCTACGAGAAGAAATTGGGCAACTGCCTTTTGATGACATCGATGCCCGTATCGAGCAACTCTCCAACAGTAGCGCGACGCTTGCCCAAACTGCAGATACAGAGCGGGCGGAGCTCGCCAGGAGAATCGAGCAGTTGACCGGTCAAGCAGTTACGCCAGAAGATCTAGAGCGGGCGCTGGGCGATAGGGTGACAAGCGACGAGCTTTCGCGACAACTCGAGGGCATAAGGTCTCAACTGGTGGACCCCGATAGAATTTCAACAGAACGGGCGGCCGCCATACAAGCGGCGATTGATCCTCTGAGTGCAGAAAGAGCGCAAGCCATCTCATCGGCGGTTGACCCAATCCAGCAGCAAATAGAGGCTTTGAGAGGGCAAATACCACAACAAATAGACATTGAGGCGCTGCGCAAGCAGATCACTGACGACATTATGGCGAACCTACCGCAACAGCAGGCAGCACCCGCAGAGACTACAACGCCAGTTACAGTTGGCTCCGCAGAAGGCCAGCAAGACATCTCGGTTGAGCCGGAGGGTGACGCTTTGGCCGCATACATGAACCTGTCGGACGGCCAAGCAGATGCTTTGGGTCTTTTCGATGATCCGAGACCGATGCAGCAGTTCAACCCGTCCTCGGATATCAGAGACACGATTGCGGTTCCGACGCCACGACAGAATCAAATGACGAGTCGCGCAGGTGCTTTTATACCAGAGACATCAGTAGGGGTCATTCAAACAAGTGCGGACAAGCCGATCATTCCGAACTTCAAGGATCAAAATCTGATGGACAATTTTGCTGGATTTAGTATGCGCAAAGACGACAGCCCGGATGGTGGAGGATTGATGTCAAAATTGTCGCAAGCGTCTAGTCCTAGTACGTCGATTGGTGGATTTTTTCCCAGTTTAGTCGGCTTGAAAGCCGCCAACGGGTCTGCGGGCGGGACGCCGGTAGTGGGCAACGTAGCCATTCGAGCTGATCGTACGCCTAAGCCTGAAGGAATTGTTCCGTTGACACCAACCACTCCAAAAGTGAAGCGTCAAATGCCGGCTCGAAAACCATTGCCGGTCATGACCGCACCTATTCGTTTCAATAGATTTACGAGGTAAGCATGGCAAGCGAAGTACCAGACAATGTAGCTAACCCGTCTCTCTACAGACAGGCTAAGAGAAAAGCAAAAGCCAAATTCGACGTCTTCCCGTCAGCTTATGCCTCGGGTTACCTCGTCCAAGAATATAAGCGCCTTGGGGGCAAGTACAAAGGCGCTATCGGCGGAGAGGTCACGCTTGACCCTGTGAAAAGCGACCTCGACAAAGACGGCAAGCTTAGCGCCTATGAGCGCAAGCGCGGGACAGCGATTGCAAAAAGCATGGCCCGGCAGGCCAAACCCATGAAAAACGGCGGCACGGTCATGGTGCAGAGCCGTGGGTGTGGAGCTATTATGCCAGAAAAACAAAAAATGACCCGAGTACCCCGTGGGTAAACCACAAGGCGGCCTGAAAAAGTGGTTCGGCAAAGGGAAAGGTGGCGATTGGGTCGATATCGGCGCTCCGAAAAAAGACGGTAAGTTTCAGTCTTGTGGACGCGCTCAAGCAAAAGGGACTAAGCGTTCTTACCCAAAGTGTGTGCCGAGGGCGGAAGCCAAGCAGATGACCGAGGCGGAGCGCAAAAGCGCAGTGAGACGCAAAAGAGCCAAACCGCAGGGTGTGGGTGGTAAACCGACAAACGTCAGAACTTATACCTCGCCAGCATCAGCGAAAGGTCGACGGATCGTGCGCAAAGCGAATGGCGGTGATGTTACGATGGTTCAAGCCCGCGGGTGTGGTGCGATCATGCCCAACAAACAAAAAATGACGAGAGTCCCACGTTCCTAGTAGGAGGACAAAATGGCCGGACACAAAATGACAAATAAAGGCATGGCGATGAAGAAGCCTGGCAAGATGCAAAAAGGCGGCGCCATGAAAAAGAAAAAAATCAAAATGCCAGGCGGCATGAAAAAAGGTGGGACCATGAAAAAAGTGGGACCCGGCAAAATGAACAAGGGCGGAACGATGAAAAAGCCGCCAACCAAAATGGACAAAGGCGGCACGATCAAGAAGCCTGGAGGTATGAAGAAAGGCGGCTCTGTCAAAATGATGAAGAAGCCCTCCAACAAAAATAGCGGCCTTTTCGGCCGGTAGTGGCTTATCTACAATCGAACATCCCGTATTTCAAATGCTGGGTGCGGAAAGAGTACACGCATAATCACGAGCAATACCATGGTGAGTTTTTGCACGCTATGGCAATTGCCGTCACAACCATGCCAACTCGGTGCTTGAGCTTCCAAGTTATTTTCACCGGAGCTGAATGCGAAGACGACGAGCCAAACGTCCATGGCGGCGCTATGTGGGCACGGATGCCCATAACAGCGTTAGCGGGAGACACAGATTATGAGGGTTGGCCTGACCCCATGCCGGTTTGGGCCGCACAGCCATGGGATTGCTCATCTCATCATCATGCCGTTTATGTGCTCGATCGTTGCACCCCGTGCCCCTGGATTGCAAAAATTGATGGTGAATTTTATCCGGCCAAATATCTGTTCACGGTTGACTACGCGGAGAACGAGATAGCCGACGACCCTGCCCAGCACAAACAATCGCATGTGATGCAATTGCTAGAAGCAGGTGACTGGACGGGCAACATCGTCGCCCTTCCAAATAACAGAGTCCGAGTGACGCACCCCGCATGGTTCTCGGTTGGCGAGGGAGCCCCGGATTTTCGACCTAGTCAGCACATTCACTACAGCAAGAGCGATCTTGACTACACTTTAGATGTGAATAAGGTGTTCGATAACCTTTATGCCCCAGAGAAGAAGAATGGCAACAAGCGGAAGTAAGGATTTCGAACTAGATGTAGCAGATTACATCGAGGAAGCTTTTGAGCGTTGCGGGCTGGAGCTCCGCACAGGGTACGACTTGAAAAGTGCCACACGGTCGCTGAATCTCATGCTAGCCGAATGGTCAAACCGGGGGTTGAACCAATGGACAGTCGCACAAAAAACTATTTCGATGGTGAAAGACACCACCGAATATACAATTGATTCTACAAATCCTACAGCGACGATTGACGTTCTAGACGTTTTCATACGTGAAACGATAGGCGGTCAAACGACAGACGTGCCCCTCAGCAGAATGTCTCGTGCCGAGTATGCGCACATTTCAACAAAAACGAGCACTGGTAAGCCGAACCAATTTTTGGTTCAGAAAAAACTTTCGCCAACGGTGACTGTGTGGCCGGCGCCAGATAAAAACAGTACGTATACTATCCACCTCAATGTCCTGTCTCGTATGGACGATGCGGACGTTGGCGTCGATACGCTTGAAATACCCTTCCGATTTTTTCCCTGCCTTGCGGCGGGTCTAGCATATTATTTGGCTTTGAAGCGCGCTCCTGAGAAAGTACAAATGTTGAAGGCGCTGTATGAAGAGGAGTTCGATAGAGCCTTATCACAAGACGAGGAGCGGGCGAGCTTTCGCGTTGCGCCAGATTTGCGTAATTATAACATCGCCTAATTATGGCTTTCTCTAGCAACAAGAACGCTTATGGGATTTGCGATATCACGGGGTTTCGATATCGCTTGCGTGATATGAAAAAGACCTGGAACGGTCTATTGGTGGGCCCGGATCAATGGTCACCGAAGCACCCCCAGCTGATGAAAAAGCCTACTCCGATTGATCCGCAAGCGCTGAAAGAAGCCAGGCCAGACCCCTCTTCCGATGGCGAGGATAATAAATTTTTCAGTGTTTACACTAACGTCGGAAGTGGTAAATTAGGTACAACTTTGCAAACTTTTGCAATTACAGCCGGCGTTGGAACCGTGGAGATCACCATCACATGAGCTTTACCCTAGCGACTCTTAAGTCCACCGTGCAGGATTACTTGCAGGTCAATGAAACGACCTTCAACAATAATTTGAACACGTTCATCAAAGAGTCTGAAAGTCGTATATTTAAAATGGTCCAGCTGCCCTCGCAACGCAAAAATGTTCAGGGGACGGTTACCACTAGCAACCGTTTTTTAGCGACTCCCAGTGATTTTTTTGCTCCGTTCAGCTTGGCTGTAATAGATAGTAACAACAAATACCACTATTTGGATTTCAAACACCCAAGTTTTTTGAAAGCTTTCAGTCCGACGACCACAACAACAGGTAGACCTCGGTACTACAGTTTGTTCGATGATACAGCCTTTGAACTAGCGCCCGTGCCAAATAGCGGCTACACCGCAGAGCTACACTATCTCCACAAACCGGCGTCTTTGACGTCAGGCAGCGACTCTGGAACAACTATTTTGTCTGATGAGCATCCCGACGCCCTCTTTTATGGCACCCTGGTAGAAGCGGCTGTTTTTTTGAAAGAAGCTCCTGACGTCATAGGGAATTTTGAGGGGCGGTTCAAAGAGGCGATTGCTAGGATGAAGAACCAAAGCGAGGGCCGTGAGAGTCGAGACGAATATCGTTACGACTTGCTGCGCATTGGTATCAGTTAGTGTCCCGTATCCCTGAATTAGAGGGCAAGCGAGTTGCCATCATAGGTTTGGGCGCGTCTCAGATTGATTACGTAATCGGTGTAGAAAACAGCAAAACGTGGGATGAGGTTTGGGTGATCAACTCTGCCTTATCAGTCTTCGCGTGTGACCGTGTCTTCATGTTGGACCCCGCGAGCAGATTTCTCGATACAAATGATGCGGGAAATCAGACCGAAGTCATGCGCAAGGTGTTGCCCAGTTTTTCGAAACCGATTTACACCTGCGAGTTAGATCCAAGGGTGCCTGCTGCGGTCGAATATCCCTTAACCGACGTCATCAAAGATCAAAGATGCGCTTACCTAAACACGACGGTTGCTTATGCGGTTGCTTTCGCTGCCTACCAGAAGGTAGGGCATATTGACCTTTTTGGCATGGATTTTTCGTACAAACACAATCTGCACTTTGCAGAAGCCGGCAGGGCGTGTCTGGAGTTTTGGATTTGTAAGTGCATCTCCATGGAAATAAGCGTTGGTGTCAGCCCCAGATCCTCTCTTCTAGACCAGAACGTTGAGGTGGAGGAGCGTTTGTATGGGTATCATCGTTTAGATAATCCCAAAATAGCGATGCCGGATCCGCAAGGAGAGTGGGTTGTTTGTAATCGATCAGAGCTCGCGTCGATGGTCAAGAAACACAACCTTGAAACCATCGAGGTGATGGCTAGCCCAGAGCCATACAAAGGATAAATATGTCACAGGGCACATTTCAGGTAGGCCAAGTCCTGGTCTCTACGACCGAAAACGCGGGCCATGACGCAGAGTTTTGGGCGGAGCAGGTGACTCGTAAAATATTGGGCATCAGCCAGGAAGCAGATCCTCATATAAGATTGCAGGCAGAGGCTTTTCGTAACCAGGTGTATACCCTTATACTCATTGCAATCAAAAACGCCATCGCCTCTGATCGAGTTACGATTAGGGGCTTGCTAGCAAGCCAAGGGCATGATGATATGGCGGGTATCATAAAGGAGTTATAACATGGCTATCACCTCGGCTATACCCACTTCCTTCAAACAAGAGCTTTTGGTAGGCACCCATAATTTTACCGCTACTAGTGGCAACGCTTTCAAATTAGCTTTGTACACTTCGAGCGCAACGCTAGGCGCGTCAACGACGGCGTTTACGACTACAGGGCAAGCGAGTGGCACCAATTACTCTTCGGGGGGAATAACGATCACATCGGTTACCCCGACAACGTCCGGGACGACAGCGGTGTGCGATTTTGCCGACGCGACATTTTCCACTGCTACTATCACGGCGCGCGGAATGCTAATTTATAATGACACGCAAAGCGACAAAGCGTGCGCTGTTGTTGATTTCGGTGGTGACAAGACCTCTACTGCGGGCGACTTCACCGTTGTCTTCCCGTCGCCGACTGCGACAGGGGCCATCATCAGACTAGCGTGATGCATGGCATTACAACTTTTAGAGTTTCAAGCAGGTGTCAATAAAGAAAGCACCGACTATGCCGCTAAGGGCGGTTGGGTAGACGCAAATCTAGTCCGGTTCCGTAAAGGTCGAGCGGAAAAAGTCGGCGGCTGGCTAAAGTCTGGGACCAGCTCTTACTTGGGCACAGGCCGAGCCCTTCATAGCTGGATCTCTTTGGGCGGCACCCGATTTTTGGGTGTAGGCACAACCTTCAAATACTACATCGAAGAAGGAGAGTCATATAATGACGTCACTCCTATCCGATCCACCACTAGCGCTGGCGATGTAACATTTTCTGCAAGCGATGGGAGCAGCACGGTTACAGTTACTGATACGGCGCACGGTGCCGTGAATAACGATTTTGTCACTTTTTCTAGCGCTACTAGTCTCGGGGGTAATATCACTGCCGCGGTTCTCAACCAAGAGTACCAAATCGACTTGGTGACTGGAGCAAACACCTATGAAATTACAGCCAAGGACACCTCAGGTTCGACTGTCACGGCGAACAGCAGTGATTCTGGAAACGGCGGTAGTAGCACTGTCGGGGTTTACCAAATCAATGTCGGGCTCGATACGTTTGTAGCATCAAGTGGTTGGGGGTTAGGGACTTGGGGCGCCGGTGGCTGGGGCAGCGCTTCTTCTATCAGTTCGATCAACCAATTACGCATCTGGACTCATGATAACTACGGCGAAAACTTAATAATCAACCCGAGAGGAGCCGGCATTTTCCGCTGGGTCGAAAACAACGGCGTTGGAGTCCGCGCTTTAGAATTATCTGGTGTAAGTGGTGCAAGCGGCGTGCCCACCGTAGGGCTTCAGGTAATCACCTCTGAGACCGATCGCCATTTGATTGTTCTGGGATCTGACCCTCTCTCCAGTGGTAGTCGTACAGGCGTCGTAGACCCAATGCTAGTTGCTTTCAGCGACTCTGAAAACGAACTAGATTTTTTGCCCACTAGTACTAACAGCGCTGGGTCTGTACGGCTCAGCTCGGGGTCCTTCATCGTAGGTGGCATCAAGAGCCGCCAAGAAATTTTGATCTGGACAGACACGTCTCTGTACAGCATGAATTTCATCGGACCACCGCTCACTTTTGCAGTAAATTTAGTCAACGAGGGCAGTGGTCTCATTGGACCAAAAGCCGCAGCTAACGCCCCAAACGGTGTTTATTTCGCCAGTAAAAACTCGTTCTATTTTTACAACGGCTCCGTTCAGAAACTCCCATGCTCAGTTCAAGAGTACGTGTTTAACGATTTAGATCTGGGGCAAGCTTTCAAATGCCACATGGGAGTAAACAGCGAATACGGAGAGTTTTGGTTTTTCTATCCGAGTAAAACAGACGGCACTGGCGAAATCAGCCGATATGTCATCTATTCTTATGAGGAGAACCATTGGTCAATCGGCAGTCTGACTCGTTTTGCTTGGCTTGACGCAGGTATAGAGGATCTCCCGTTGGCTACTGCGGTAAGCAACAGTGAGCAATGCGTTTTCGAACATGAAATCGGCTACGACGATAATGCTGATCCGATGACCAATGTTTTTATTGAGAGTGGGGACCTGGACATCGCGAATGGCGAAGCGTTCAGCTTGGTAAGCAAAGTAATTCCTGACATGAAGTTTGTTCAGGACGCCGGGCTGACAAATACCCCCGCAATGAACATCGTTTTGAAACGTCGTAATTTTCCAGGAGAAACGCTGACGACAGATTCCACAACACAGGTGACATCTACCAGCACGTTTACGAATGTGCGCAGCAGAGCTCGGCAGCTAGTTTTCCGATTTGAATCTGACGATGACAATACCACAGACAATCAATTAGGTTACAAGTGGCGTTTGGGTAGCACTCGTATTGATATAGCTCCGAGTGGTCGCAGAGGATGAGCAAGCTTTTACCGACGCGACTGCCGTTAGCGCAGGGCGAAACGGTAAATGCAGACGTGTTCAATCGCATGGTTCGAGTGCTAGAGCTGAACCTGGGGGCGGTGGATATCAACATCAGCCCGCATTTCAACGCAACAGAAATCAGTGAGCTACAATTTGCGACGGGTGCGGTAATATTCAATACTACGACACAGATTCATCAGGCTTTCGACGGGACACGTTTGCGGGACCTGTACTCGCACCAGACATACCCGACCGGCTTGGCAATGACTAGCGCTGTAGGCGCCGTTACGGTGACGATATCATGAACAAAATGCTCCAGGATAGAATCGACGCGTTGATGGGCATGGGTGCCGTTTCGCCTATGCAAATGCAAAGCGGCGGCGAAGTAGACATGACGGACATGATGATGTCCGACCCGGTCCTCGCGGGGCCCGCACCGGAGGCAAGTAACGCAGATTTAGAAGCGGCAATCAACGAATTGCTCAAAGCGCGAGACACGGCGATGGACCCGGCCGAGGCCGAGAAAGCCGGTCAAATGGCAGAGTCTTTACAGGTCAAATCACAAGCTCCGATGTCCGAGCTTGCAATGCAGCTGGCCGCACAAGGCAGGGGTGAAGACACCACACTTGCTCATTTGAGGCCGGGTGAAGTTATTCTGCCGCCCGAAATGTTTGACGACGCGACCTTTGAACAAGCAGTCGAAGCCAGATTCGAAGATCTGGATTTGGATCCCGAGCGATATGTAGTGGGGCTAGGGATTGCCAGCTTGAATCCCTCGACAGGTTTAGAAGAGTTCGGTTGGTTCAAAAAGACCTTCAAAAGCCTGAAAAAGGTTGTCAAAAAGGTTGCGCCTGTAGCTATGTTTATACCTGGTATCGGCACGGCTCTGGGTGCGGCACTCGGCGGTATTGGCGGATTAGCGGGGGCTGCTTTGGCTAAAGTGCCTATCTTGTCTGAGGCAGTTAGCGGTATTGGTGCCGCGGTAAAAGGTCTCGGCAGTCTAGGCATTCCCGGGTTGTCTCCGGCAGCACAGGGGGCTATCCAAGCCGGTAAGAGCGGTGTGTTGAGCACCATTGGTGGTGCTTTGAAAAACCCGCTTGCTGGAGGTCTCCTGGGTGGAAAAGGATCTACTTACGGTGGCATAACCGGTCAAGAGGGCAGCTCAGATTTTTTCCGGAAATTTTTGGATAAATTGGCAAGTACGGGTCCACAACAGGAAAAAGCCGTATCTACAGCAAGAGAATCAGGAGCCTCTGATAAAGAGATTTACGAGGAAGTTCAAAAGCAAAACCCAGGGCTTGTCGAACGTTTTGCCGCGACTTTCCTTGGTGGCGGAGCTGGAGGCGGTTTCGGAGCGCGAGATATAGCCTCATTAGGAGCCGCAGGCGTTCTAGGTAAACTTGCATACGACGCGGCAAAGGACCGCAGAGGCGTGCCGCTGACGCCCCTTACACAGATGGACGCAGCTGGCCGTTACAACATCGAAGCTGAAATCGCTCGACGAATGGGTAAAGAAGCGCCAAACCCTGTTGAATTTGGATTATTGCCGCAAGGAACGCTGCCGACTTTGAGCGGGGGTAGGCCAACACCTACGCCGAGGGGAGAACCACAGCAGACAGTAATGGTCGATGGTCAGCCGGTTACTCAAACGGTGAAGATCAACGAAGATGACATGATCATGATGAGATATGGCGGCCCAGTGATGGCCTTCGCAGAAGGTGGCAACGTCGCCATGCAAGATTTCGAGCGGATGGACGGCAAGATCGAAGGTCCTGGCACTGAGCGTAGCGACGACATCCCAGCAATGCTCAGTGACGGAGAATTCGTTATGACGGGGCAAGCTGTCCGAGGCGCTGGGGCGTTCGACATGGCAAAAGGCGCTGGGGGTATTATTACTTTAACGCCCAACGGTGAAGAAAGCCGTGAGCGAGGAACGAAGCTCATGTACGACATGATGGATCTATTCAAAGATTTCGCGCAGCTGAGGGCATAACGATGGCCGAGACAGAGTTCCCGTTTGTTGAGTCCGTACAAAGATCAGACCGTCAGTTAGATCCCATCACTCAACAATTGTTGTTCGGCCTCGATGGCCAGGGTGGGTTTATCCCTGGAGCCTTCCAGGCGGCAGAACGTACGTTCTTCGATGAAGAGGGCAGACCGATCGTCATCGGCCAAGAAATTGCAGGACTCAGCCCCGATCAAATTCGAGCAGCTCAGTTAGCGCGTCAGTCAATCGGTGTGCAAGACCCATTTATTGAGGAAGCGGTTAGGCAAGGTACAGCCGGCATTGGCGCGCTAGAAGCGGGTTTGACAGACGAGGCGATTGCACAAGCTCGCGCCTTGCAAGCAATACAAGAAGGCTCTCGGTTTGCCTTAGATCAAAGAGACCGAGGGTTGTTAGACGCGTTAGCAGGTACCGAGGAGCAACGCGCACGGGCAATCACTGCAGAAGAAAGACTGCGAGGCGATTTAGCTGACCTTGCTGGGTTTCAAACAGGCGCTACTCGACAATTCATAGATCAGCTAGGTGAAAGAGAACGTCTCGGACGGACGGCAGCCGATCAATTCGGTATGGATCTAGGTAGGGCCCGTCAGGTTGGCCGCAGAACTTTTGATGAATTTGGTAGGGATATTACCGACGCTGTTGGATTAGGAGCGATAAGCACAGAGGAATTATCTCGAGGCTTGAGGGAGTCTGAAGAACTGCTTCGCGGCACCACCGGCGATTTTGACGCAACGGCTGCAACGCAGCGGTTTTTTGATCCCTTTGAGGAGCAAGTGGTTCAACAAACCGTAGACGACGCGTTGGAGCGTCTCGCGCAGGCGGACCAGGCGCAAACTGCTCGAGACATACAAACAGGCGGAGAGTCTGCGTTTGGCTCTCGTGCGCGTTTACAGGCGTCTGAGCGAGCAGAATCATTAGGCAGGGGTCTTGCACAAGAACTAGCTGGAATCCGCTCTGCGGGCTTCCAGAGAGCCCAGCAGACCGCAATCAGTGAAGACGAAAGGGCGCGACAAGCGGCCAGGGGAGCAGCTTCAGGTTTAGCGTCTCTCGGCGGCCAAAGGTTCGGTGCTCGATCTGGGTTAGCAGGACAACTGTCGTCGGCCGCTCAACAAAGGTTGGGTGCAGGCACCGGGTTTGGCAATTTGATTCAACAGACAGCAGCTCAACAGCTCGCAAGCCAACAACAATTAGGTCAACAGATGGGGCAAACGGCCGCTCAGGGTCTAGGCGCCCAACAGGCTTTAGCTGGTCAACTGGGGACCGCAGCACAACAAAGATTCGCAGCCGGCACCGGGTTGGGACAGACTTTAGGACAAACCGGTCAACAAGCAGCTGCGGCTCGATCAGCTGCAGCGCAACAAGGGTTAGGCGTTGCAGGGGCTCTCGCCGGCCAGTTCGGCCAAACGGGGGCAACGCAAGCCGCCGCGGGCAGACAGCTGCAGCAGGCAAGACAAGGGTTAGGAGGCTTCCTTACCGGCTTAGGACAGCAAGCGCAAGCAGCAAGTGCTGCAGACGTTGGATTGTTATCGGGCATCGGACAACAAGCCCAACAACAACGACAAAGAGAGTTGGATGCTCAGCGTGCAGCGCTTCTTCAAGCTCAACAAGCTCCCCTCGCGCAGTATCAAGCGTTAGCGCCGTTCGTAGGCATGGTTCCCCAAGGTTTCTCTCAGACCCAAACGACGTTCGGTCAGCCAGCTAGCGCCCTCCAAGCAGGTTTAGGCACCGGCTTGAGCACTTTGGGGGCTCTTGGAAATTTTTACGGTCAACCGCAAAGACAAACGGCAGCGACTAGCTGATGGCGATTTCTAGAGCGCAAATGGAAAAGCAGGTGAAAGGTTTCGCGGACGCGGGTATTGCATCACTTGATCCTTTCGAAGAGTTTGGCGCTGGCACAGGGTTACAACCTTTGAGGTTGGACGAACAGAAACAACAGCCACCAGCTCCAACGAGCCAGTTGTCATTCTTCAGCACTCCATCTCAAGAAAAAATTTCTGAATACGCGAATGTGCTACGTAATCTGACAGGGAGAGATAGAAGAACTCAAAGACAAAAGCTTTTCGACCTGGCAAGTACGGTTGGTCAGACCATGCTGACAGCCGATCCCAGAGCCGGTGCGTTCCGCACGTTGGGTTTGGGTTTTGCACAGTTCAGTGACGCGGAGAGAAAGCGGCGTCGAGAACAAGAACAAGAAGACAGGGCAATCGCTTTGAAAGCGTTTGAACTGGCCAAAGCAGACGAAGATAAGTCCGCATCTCTCATGAATGAATACCGCATTGCTCGGGCAAAGCGTATAGCAGAGGCGAGATACAAGCAGTATGTCGTAAAAAACCCCAACGGTATTACTGTGCGAAATGAGCGCATACCTGCCGGAGAAACAGTCTTTTTGACGCAGTATGAACTTCCAGGTTACCTCCAAGACGTGCAGGAACAGCTCGAGGGGCAAGAGGTATCACCGGTCGCAGATTTCGGACAGGCGGTTTACATGAGTCCTGACGAAGCCAGAAAGCGTTTTGAGCTGGTAGCGCCGGATTTGAAGCGCCTCAAGCCAGACGAATTCAACAAGGTGGTAGAAAAGTTTTCAACCGACGATGAAAAATTGCAGGGCAAGTCCGTCATTGTCGGCCAGTCTTTTACTGATTTCAGCGTTCTGTATGACGATGCCGGCAACCCAATTACGATCATTGCGAAACCAAATAAGGATTACGCAAAGGTGCCTATGGCCGGTTATCGAGAGGCATCGGAAAAATCCTTGCAGGAAGAGGCGCAAAATTTACGTCAGCTGCAGTCTAGCGTCATACCCGATTTGAGGACGGCTTTGGCGCTGCTCTTGGACGGGAAAGCTGAGACAGGCCCCTTTCAGGGTCGTATAGCTAATTTGAAATTTATTTTGGGCGACGCTTTCGGGGTTGACGTCGAGGGCATGGAAGACCTCGAGGTAATTTTGTCGATTGCGAACCGGTTGGCTCCAACGTTACGTGTAGCCGGCTCTGGTTCGACCTCAGACATGGAGTTTCGCGCCATGTTGTCAGGCCTTATTTCAGCCGAAAAAACGCCCAAGTCGAATTATTTGGCGGCCTACATGCTTATAAAGCGAGCGGACATTCAGGCCAAACAATTACAAATACTGCAAAGCATGCTTTACGACGAATCAGTGCGCAGCCCTGCGGAAATCACCGCGGCGATTCAAGAGGTCGATAATAGTCTTTTCGAGCAATACGAGGGCGACACAAACGATTCGGAAGAATTGCAGCGCTGGACCGATTCTTTACCGCGGGGCGCCATAATCAAAAACAATCCTTTGGATCCCCTCTACGTGGATAAGAGTGGAAATCCGATCACAGACGTCTACATCATCAAAGGGATGGACTTCTAATTATGGCTATACCTCTACCAGATGATTTTTCAACGTACGAACCGTCCGATCGACAACAGCCTTTGCCAGCAAATGTAGAGGACAGTTTCGAGAAGGGTTTAGGGGCTCGGGTACAAGAAGCACTTGGAAACGTCGTGTCTTACCCAGGCAAAATTTTTGCGGCTGCAACAGGTGCAGACGCACCGATACAGTTTCCAGAGTTGCCCGAGCTTACAGATATGCCCGGTGCTGACATGCCATCTTTTTTCAGACGATTGATGCCGAACATCAAGGCAATGCTGACCAGTGATGACTTGGGCAAGGCCGAAATATTCGAAGCCTCATTTGGTGACGATGAAAAATTTGGCGGCGTGTTCGTAGACGATTTCGGACTGCCTATCGTTTTTTGGAACGATGTGCCGTATTACGTTAACAAGCCTGGTTTCAGCGAACAGGATTTCAGCACGTTTCTTGGAGAAGTAGCGAAGTATTCACCAGCCAGCCGTTTCGTTGGAGGGGCGAAAACAGTTACCGGCACAGCAGCGAGGGGCGCGGTTGCTTATCCAACGACAGAAGCCACGCTGCGGGCGGGTGAAGCGTTGGTCACGCCAAAAACGGTCGCAGCTCGTGATGAGGCACCTTCAGAGGTTGTCGGAGATATCGCTACTTTGGCGCTTCAAGACGTAGCGATAGATTACACTTTGCCAAAAGTTTTGAAGGTTGCCGGAAAAACAATCGAGACAGCTGCCGACAAAGGCGGAGACATTACCAAAAAACTGGTTGAGCGAGCAGGCAAATATAATCCTTTCCCCCGGATCACTCCCGAGCAGATCAACAAATCTCGCTTTCCGTTGACGCTGGGACAAAGATACAGCCCAATACAAGATCCCAGAGCAAGAGATTTTACCCCACAACTAGCGACCGAAGATTTGATTAGATTCGGTAACGCCGATACGACCGCTCAGGAAACGCTTAAGCAGTTCGATCGAGACCAAATGGAGATGATTGAGTCTGCAGCGAGAGACCTGCAAAACGAACTTGGTGTCGGCGTAGTGGCAGAAAACTACTATCAAGTTCCGGCCGAAGCAGGAGCTGAGATCCAGAAAATTGTCTCAGATTTAGCAGCAGACAAAAACGAACAATCGCAGCTCATATATGACGCGTTGAAACAAGCGCAGGAC